CGCACAGAACCTTGGCCTGGAGCTTGCGGGGTATACCACCCGCTACTAACTGAAGCAGTTGTTAAGTTTCAGTCAGAGACCATCATGGAGACTTTCCCAGCGCAAGGTCCGGTGCGCTCTAAGATTATTGGGGAAGAAACTAAAGAAAAGAAAGAATCTGCTATGCGTGTGCAGGCGGATATGAATCACCAGCTTACCGATGTAATGATTGAATATCGGCCTGAGCACGAGAAGATGTTGTGGGGGCTGGGGCTAGCGGGTAATGCATTTCAGAAAGTCTATTATGACCCGCGACTTGGCAGACAAACATCAATGTATGTATCCGCAGATGATCTGGTAGTGCCTTACGGTGCCGCAAATATTGAGTCTGCAGAGCGTGTTACGCATGTGATGCGTAAGACTAAAAACGAGCTGCAACATCTGATGGATGCAGGGTTTTATATTGATATTGAGCTTGAAGATCCAACTGATTCGCTTGATGAAGTTGAGAAAAAGATTGCTGAGAAGATGGGGTTCAGAGCTACAACGGATTCCAGATACAAAATCCTAGAGATGCACGTTGACTTGGATTTGCCAGGGTTTCCTGATAAAGATGAGGATGGGAAAAAGACTGGACTTGCTGTTCCTTATGTCGTAACAATTGAAAAATCAAACAGCAGAATCCTCTCTATCCGAAGAAATTGGAATCCAAGTGATGAACTAAAACAAAAACGCCAGCATTTTGTTCACTACGGCTATGTCCCAGGCTTTGGCTTTTATTATTTTGGTTTAATTCACTTGATCGGTGGGTTTGCTAAGTCAGGCACATCAATTCTTCGCCAATTAGTTGACGCTGGTACGCTATCTAACCTTCCTGGTGGGTTTAAGACCAAGGGCATGCGTACGAAGGGTGATGACACCCCATTTTCCCCTGCTGAATGGCGCGATGTCGATATTGGCTCAGGCACACTTAAAGACAACATCATGCCGCTTCCATACAAGGAGCCTTCGCAAGTATTAGCGATGTTGATGGATAAGATCATTGATGAAGGCAGACGGTTTGCGTCGGCTGCTGATCTTAAGGTCTCGGATATGTCCGCTCAGTCCCCAGTTGGGACTACGCTAGCTATATTAGAACGCACACTTAAAGTGATGTCCGCTGTTCAGGCACGGATTCACTATTCGATGAAGCAGGAGTTTAGGCTCCTAAAACAAATTATTGCTGACTACACACCGGAAGAGTATGACTACGAGCCGGTTGATGGCAGACCCAGAGCTAAAAAATCAGATTACGACAATGTGGATGTGATCCCTGTCAGTGATCCGAACGCTGCGACAATGAGTCAGAAGGTTGTGCAGTATCAGGCAGTTCTTCAGTTGGCTCAGACCGCACCCCAGTTGTACGATTTACCGTATCTCCATAGGCAGATGCTTGAGGTTCTTGGTATCAAAAACGCTGAGAAACTCGTACCTATGGAGGACGATATGAAGCCGGTCGATCCGGTTTCGGAAAATATGGACTTGTTCACAGGCAAGCCCGTCAAGGCGTTTATGTATCAAGACCACGCCGCACATATCACAGTGCATATGTCTGCACTGCAAGACCCCATCACAGCTCAAATTCTTGGTCAGAGTCCAAACGCTCAAGCCATGCAAGCTGCATTTATGGCCCACATTGCCGAACATTTTGCGTTCCAATACCGCAAAAACATTGAAGACAAACTTGGAGTTCCCTACCCCGCACCTAACGAAGAAATGCCCGAAGAGTTGGAAGTCGAAGTATCTCGCCTTGCCGCAGCAGGTGCTCAGAAACTATTGCAAGCCAACCAAGCGATGATTCAACAAGCGCAAGCACAGCAGCAAGCACAAGATCCACTTGTGCAGATGCAGCAACAAGAGCTTCAATTACAAGCTCAAGAGTTACAGAGAAAAGCGCAAAAAGATCAGACCGACGCACAGCTCAAGGCAGCTCAGATTGAAAATGAACGTATGCGGATTCAAGCACAGATGGAGCTTGATGGCGCTCGTCTAGGCGCACAAATAGCCAAAGATCAGACTGAGCAAGAGTTTAAAGAAGGGGTTGAGGCTGTTCGCAACGAGATAGAAGGTACTCGTATAGGGGCAGATATTGCTAGAAATATTGCTGCAATGCAGCAACAACGTGAGCAAGCAACACAGAAAGCGATACAGCCAAAAGGGAAAACTAAAGAATGAACTCTCAAGTTTTAGAGTATTTGATTAAGCGTTGCCATGAGGAAGAAAGCCATTTGGCCGAGTCTCTTGGGCAAGGTTTAGCAAAAGACCACGCTGATTATCGCCACCAGTGTGGGATTATTAGAGGTTTGGCAATGGCGAGGCAAATGCTAATTGACATAGCAGAAAGGATGGAAAACGACGATGAGTGAACTCCTAGTAGGGTCTACAAGCGGCTCTGCAACGGTACTACCTGAAACCGCTGAAGAAAAAGCTCGACAACTACCTGATCCGTCAGGTTATCGAATTTTGTGCGGAATCCCTGAAATTGATGGCAAATTTGACAACGGTTTGGTAAAAGCCGAAGTAACTTTACACCACGAGGAGTTACTTACTACGGTGCTGTTCGTTATCAAGATAGGGCCGGATGCGTATAAAGACGAGAAGCGATTCCCGTCTGGGCCATTTTGTAAGGTCGGTGATTTTATATTAGTGCGTCCGCACGCAGGTACACGATTAAAGATTCATGGTCGTGAGTTTCGTATTATTAACGATGACTCTGTCGAGGGGGTTGTAGAAGATCCTCGTGGCATTAGTCGCGCATAAAGGGGTTAAAAATGGCTAATCAAGAAAACGCCAACACTGAAATTGAAATTGAGATTGAAGACGATACGCCCCCGGAGGATCGCGGGCGGCAACCGTTACCGCAAGAACTTGTAAAAGAGCTTGAGGAAGACGAGCTAGAAGAGTATTCCGACAAAGTTAAAACCAGACTCAAGCAAATGAAGAAGGTCTGGCACGATGAACGCCGTGAGAAAGAACGCGCTTTACGTGAGCAACAAGCTGCACTAAATGTAGCTCAACAATTACAAAATGAAGTTAAGCAGTTACGATCAAAAGTAACTGAAAATGAAGGGTATTTAGTTAATACAGCTACAAACGCAGTTGTATTAGAACTTCAAAATGCAGAAAAGGATTATAAAGAAGCCTATGAAGCAGGGGATTCTGATAAGTTATTAGAGGCTAATAAACGACTAACTGAAGTCTCTCTTAAACTTGAAAGATTAAGAAGTTATAAACCCCCTGTACAATCTCAAGAAAATGATGTAAATTATTCTCAACCGCAGCCACAGGCTCCACGGTTAGACCCTAAAACTGATTCATGGCGTAGACAAAATACGTGGTTTGGATCAGATGATGAAATGACTGCAGCAGCTCTAGGTTTAAACAACAAACTACTTAGGGAACGTGGTCAGGCATTTGAGGGTTCTGACGAGTACTGGGAAATCGTTGATAAAACGATGCGTAAAAGATTCCCCGAATATGATTGGGGAGACCAACCTGCTGAGTCAGCTACAAAAACTGCTCCAGCACGTACAGAAAAACCAGCTAGTATTGTGGCCCCTGTTTCTCGTAGTACGGCCTCCACAAAGGTCAGACTAAAAGATTCTCAGCTTGCCATCATCAAAAAGATGGGTATAACACCTGAGCAATATGTTAAAGAAATGATGAAATTGGAGCGTACAAATGGCTGAAAATCGTTTATCCAGAGAAGTTGAAAACCGCGAAAAATCTGCTCGCCCAAAACAGTGGAAACGCGCTGATGTTTTACCCGAAGTTGATCCAATGCCTGGATATGTGCCTAGATGGGTACGAGTATCTTCGCTTGGTAAAGCTGACCCTAAGAATATCTCTGCCAAACTCAGAGAAGGTTGGGAGCCAGTAAGGGTTGAAGAACAGCCAAACCTCATGTTTATGCGCGATGAGAATAGTCGGTTTAAAGACAACATCGAGATTGACGGATTGTTGCTCTGCAAAATGCCTGAAGAGTTTGTGAAACAACGTACAACACACTTCAATAATGTTGCCAAAGCCAACATGGATGCTGTAGACAACAACTTTATGCGTGAGAGCGATGCCCGTATGCCACTCTTTGCTGAGAAGCGTACAAAAGTATCGTTCGGTAAAGGAACTTAATTTTTTAAACGAGGTCAAAAATGGCATATCCTGTTATTGACGCTCCCTACGGTTTTAAAGCTATTAATGAGCTTAATGGCCTACCGTATGCAGGAGCAACAAGACAGTTCCCGATTGCCCGAAGCTATGCGACTAGCATTTTCTACGGAGATCTAGTTCAACTTCAGACAGACGGAACTTTAATTCTAACGTCCTACTCTGCCGCTTCCAGCCCTACTTCGGTGATTGCTGGTGCAATTGGTGTGTTTGTTGGTTGTCAGTTTACTAACCCAACGACGAAGCAACTTCAGTTCTCGCAGTATTATCCTGCTAGCACTGCTGCTGACGACATCGAAGCTTTTGTTGTGGATGATCCATCTGCTCTGTTCAAAGTTGTTATGGTTGGTCAGACTTCCAGCGAAAGCAATACTGCCTCTACGGTTGGCTACGCTAACCAGTCGTTTATTGGAACTAACGTGTACGCGGTTACCGGTGTTGCTGGTAGCACTACTACGGGCAATTCTAAGATGGCTGTGTCTGGTGACGGTCCTACCAACGGCACAGGTAACGTTCGTGTCGCTACTAATTCGTTGCCATTCCGTGTTGTATCTGTTGTGCCTGAGACTGCCTATACCGTAACCGGTACGGGTACTTCTGCAAGTACGACAATTACTCTGGATGCGGCTGTTACTGGCCTTCAAGCTGGTATGGCTGTTATTTGCCCTGCAGCTTCCGCTGGTGGGCAAGTAGGGAACTACAACTACGTTACTAATGTTAACGGCACTACTGTTACTGTTGGCAAAACGCTCACGGCTTCTACCGCAGGGTCTCAGTTTACCTTTATTGGTTATCCTGAAGTTCTTGTTAAGTGGAACCAGGGCTGGCACAGCTATCAGTACGCTACTGCGCTTGCATAAGGGGAATTTAAATGGCTATTTCACGCGCACAACTACTGAAAGAGCTTCTCCCCGGCCTGAACGCATTGTTCGGCTTGGAGTATGCTCGCTATGGCGAAGAGCACAAGGAAATCTACGAAACCGAGACTTCCGAGCGTTCGTTTGAAGAGGAAACCAAACTGTCTGGATTCTCGGCCGCACCGGTCAAGAACGAAGGCAGCGCGATGGCCTACGATAACGCGCAAGAAGCTTGGACCGCTCGTTACGTCCATGAGACTATCGTCTTAGGTTTCTCGCTAACCGAAGAGGCTATCGAGGATAACCTGTATGACAGTCTGGCTAATCGCTACACCAAGGCACTAGCTCGCGCTATGGCATACACCAAGCAGACCAAAGCTGCTGCCGTTCTGAACAATGGCTTCGACTCCGACTTTGCCGGTGGCGATGGCCAGCCTCTGTTCAGCTCGTCGCATCCCCTGGTTTCTGGTGGTG